AAGCACGATCTCGACACTGGAAACAGTCTCGTTCACGAACTTGTTGAACATGGTAGTGTCCTGAAAGAACGCAGACAGCGTACCAGTGAGGTTGGACCGGCCCGCCGTAATACCAGCGGCGTTGCGGTTGCCCAGAACAAACAAGGCTTCCAGGCCGTTCTGCAACTGGATATCCAGCCCGGTCACAAGACCAATGGTGGTGCCACCTTCCTTAATGGTCCCGCTAAAGCCGTCGAACGGCAGTTCAGCCTGCGAAGCAGTGGGGGACGCATCGAGGGGGGTTCCGGTCATGGCTTCAACGGTCTTGGCAAGCATGTTGAAGGAACCAGTGACCATCGCGTTGGGCTTGATGGACAGAGAGAACGTGTTCACCATACAGCCCTTGTAGACCTGATACTGTCCGATATCAGAGAACGAGCGTTCGATGGAGAACGAGGAGACGGGGTTGGTCTTGGCGGGGGTGGACTCAGCATCCCAAGAAGCCTTGAGGACGTTGGAGTTCCACTTTCCGAAGCAAGCAGCTTCGAGGAAGGGATCAAACTCCTTCCAAGAGAACTCGAAGGCCACATCACCACCACCGCGCTGGTTGCCCTGCTTGAAGCCGTAAATCTGGCGGTCAGAACGAAGCTCGGCGGACTGAAAGGCGTCCTTCGTCAACTGCATGGAACAACTGGTGTAACGGAGGTCCACCATGCTAGGGGTTGTGGGGGTGGTCCCGTAAGTCACCTCGGGCACGTAGCGGAATCCCGCAGAACTTCCGGCAGCGTAAGCGCACATAGCGTGTTACTCCTTATCCTTATTAGCGGACGTTACCAAAGAGGGCACCAGTGAAATCACCCTTCTCGGCAGCGGTCTTTTCTTTGGTAGCGACAGGAGCATCCTCAGTCTTGTCCACAACCACACCAGGAACAAGGCTCTGCATCTTGGTGACTTCCTTCCCCATATCTTCAAACTTGGAAGCAAGACCAAGAACCAGGGTCTTCAGTTCAGTGATGGTGGCCTCAAGGGCAGCCTTCCCGCCATCCTCGGCTTTGGCCTCTTCCACAACGGCCTCTGCGGGGGTGGTAGCCTCTTCCTTCTGCTCGACCTTGGGTTCAGTCGAAGCAACAACGTCTTCGGTTTTCTCTTCCACAACAGTCTCCTTGACATCTTCGGTTTTAGGTTCTGCTTCGACTTCTCTCTTCGTCGGCAGGAACGCCTCTCCCTTCGTCACGCTCAACACGTTATCGAGGAAAGACGTAAAGTTCTTCCAGATACCCTGGACGGCTTTCAACTTGGACTTGGCATCCCCTTCAGTCTGGTTCAAGATACCGGAGATAGCAGCCCACAGGGCGTCCATCTCATCCCAAGTCTCCCAAGACATCATCTTGGTGACAGTTTCGGCGGGGATGGGGCCAACCTCATCATCAAGGACGATAACTTCAGACTTCTGCTTGAAGAGTTTGCCAAGCAGCCCGCTCTTCTCCTCGTCCTTGGGGATACCAACGATGGCTTTGATCTTGTGTTCAGCATCGAGTTCCACAATCTCAAAAGAATCATCCTTGAAAGCCTCGCGGGCGTGCTGCACAAAGGACACACCAGAAGCAGACTCAAGAGAGGCATCAGACTTAAAGGTAGCCTGGATGTCCTCCCCCAAACACTGCTTGATGACCTCTACGTCAGTGCCCTTCGGGGCCAGAATCGAATGGATTACACGCATACCAACCTCGCTCTTATGGATTTTTTGACTCTTCACAACCTTGAATGGTATCTGATTAGCCGCGTACTGAACGGCACTGACGTAAATAGCCTCTGGGTTAACCATGAAGTTGACTTCACGTTCGGCTGTATGTGTCTCTTGAATTGGCATGTGTGCTATCCTTCCCGCTTTTTGAAGTTAACTTCAGTGCTTACTCGACAAAAAAGCGGTGGGAGTGGGAAAGTTTGGTGGCTGTTGCGGTTGTGGTCAGAATGTCGTGCGTATGCTCGTAGGCTTTCTCACACACGGCCATCCCCACAGTACCGTCAGCATTAAACTCCACATAGATGGAGTGCTTGTGGACCGGGACTTCATCAGCAGAAACACTATCCTCGGTGTCTCCAAAGAAAATCTTGGCAACTTCGGTGATGACCTTCTTGGCGACTTTGTTGACACGCATCTGCACAGAGAAGCCGTTCAACTCACCTTTACTAATCATCTCCCAGGTGGGGTTCTCTTCGTCAACACGGACACCAAGCACCCAAGCACCTTCGGGGTAGGTAGGATCATCTGATTTGGCAATGAACGATTCGACAACTTCACAACCGTTGATGATATTGTCGTGACCCGTGTCGATATTGAGAACTTTTCCAGAGGCAATGAAATCGTGAGCCATTTTCTTGATGTCAGCAGCCAGCATGGTTTCCCCATCCGTATCTAGGATGTTGGGGGCGTACACCACGCCTTCTACATAATGCTTCTGACCCATGATATGCCCTCATATTGACGATTTTTCGTCAAAATTTGAGGCTAATATAGCGATTTCTGGGAATTGTCAAGCAGAGGTTCTAATTGGCAGGGATACTTGAATATTTTCAATGAGAACTGTTGTTATATTTGACGGTATAGCATTAAATTAACGATATATCATAATTTAGGCATAAAAAAAGACCCCCAATCTCTTGGGGGTCTTAGTATGTAGTTGTTGTGTCCGGTGTTACAGTGACAAGTGTTCTTTTAGCATCCTTCGAGTACATTCGTCACATATATCGAGGATAATCACCCCGTTCACCCCCGAAATCTCCATAGTGCCCAGATACATGTGCTCAAACTTCTCCATGTCTTCTGATGTGGTGTACGCCTTCTGACAAGCATCACACTTCATGCTAAGAATCTTCATCATCCCCGTCTCTTCCTGATTATACGTCAGCATGTACTTCCCCCCCCATTTGTTAAGATTTAGTCACTTCGGTCTTCAGAAGAGACACCACGACAGTACGCACCCCGAACTCTCTCATGTCTTTCTTGTTGGACACAAGTATATCAATAGTCTTCTTGTGTTTCTTGGGCATCAGGTCATTGATAACAAAAAGACCCACACCATGAACTTTGATGATCTTACCTTTAGACCATCCCGCTCTGTGCAGGTCTTGGGAGACGGCCACCCCACCAAGGAAGGGTTCCGTACCGAACGCAGTTTCGTTAGGGTTACTGTCGCAAGAGGCTTCTGTCGCCATATAGGCAGTAGCCTTGAGGGATATCGTCTCAATGTGGGAGGTGTTCTGAAACACCTTGGCTGGCTCTGGGTCTGGCATCTCAATACGGGGGGCCGGATCGTGAATGACGGGTCTTCCAGACGACAACTCTTTGGACAGAGTTCCCGCCAGAAGGACGATGGAGATAAACAGCAGAATGTACCAAATAACGCTTGCTTGCTCTTTCGACATACTCTTCACATTTCTCTTTTTTGAAGTTAAGTTCAGTTTCAATCCACCCGTTTCCGAATCCATCTTAAATCTGTGTTAGCTGGTTTTTGTCGTGAGCGAATCCACAGCACATCGAAAATGCCAGGACTACCCACTACACAAAAACCAGTGGCTTCTGGATGCGTGTTTGCAGCAACAACTACAGGGCGTCCTAGAAATTTTACCATCCCAAGTAGTATCGGGTACAACCCTCTATCTGGGAGGGCATCTAAGCCATCCAAAGACATAAGTGTGACTACATCCCCTTTCCTAAGTCTCATTACAGCCTCCCACCCGCTTCCGAATCAGTCTTATATCCTTGTGTTCTGCATCCCGCCTTACTATCTCCACACAGTTGGGGGGCAGAATCCTGACATCCCCCGTGTCCATCTGTATGATGTAGCCATCTTGGAGTTGGGCCAGCCCAAGAATGTATCCAAACGTAGTCCCCTTCAGAAACGGCTTTATGGGGTCTTCCAGAACGTACTTCGGAAGGTCTTTTATGCACCTCAGTTCCTTCCGGCTCTTGATGCGGCACCTTCTGTGTACGTTTTTGGTCAGTTCTTCTGTCGAGTATGTAACCATGTGCGTACCCTACACAGTCTTCTCTCTTTTGTCAAGAGATATCTCGCATACCTCTCATACAACCGCACGCGATGACCGTCCCGCCCTTCAAGTTGTCCACTCTGATGGTTTTTAGGTTCCCGCAGTTGAGGCACTTGCATATCCACCAAGTCTTACCGGAGTTATCCTGCGGGGTGGCTCTGGCCTTCACCAACAACTCCCCAAACTGCTGACCTACGAGGTTTGAAGGTCTTCGTGGCATGTAACTTCCTCCTGCTTCACGAACTTGGCACAGCCGTAGTTACCCACGTTATGGAACAGTTCTGAGATGTAGAGACTTGCACCTTCTGGGTGGTAATACTTCACAAGTGTTCCGTACAGCCCGCACTTCCCGTAGAAGATGCCCTGGACATGGCTCTCTACAAAAGGCTCCAGCCTGTTCGCACAACTAAAACAATTCTCCTTGTGCATCCTACCCCCACTTTGGCTAGTATTTGTGCATGTCAACAACATCAGGCCCCAGGTAGGGGTCAAGCAGTTTCCGCCACAGTGTATATCCATTCTTGGTGAGATGCACCCCATCAACTGTGAAATTCTGACTCAATCTGTTGCTATTGTCAAGAAAAAACAGATGAAAATCCAGAAAAAGAACCTTCGGGTCCATCATGTGGTGGCAGAGAAGTCGCAACTCTGTGTTCACCCTATACACATGGGGATTCAATTCATCTCGGCGGGTGGGCAGGACAGACTGCACATAAATCTGCGTCTCCGGGGAGCCAGCCCGAATTTTTTCAATCAGGGCTTGGTATTTTGCAGTCAACTTCAAATCTTGAATCTGATTGATACCCACCATGATGAAGATTTTCTTGGGCTTCTGTGTCAGCACCGTATCTACCATCTTGGACATATCAGCGATTGTGCCAGACACCTTCCCGACGATCACGGAACCGTTAGGAAGCAGCGGGGAGGACTCCCACCCCTTGGTGATAGAGTCCCCCAGAAACACCAGCAGAAACAGATAGACAGCACTCATTAACCCTTCCCCTCGCACGTAAAAGTTATCTGGTCTGGACGCCACAGCCAGTCCGCAGGACGTTTAGACAGGTGGTCCAGCAGTTCCTTGTGGGAGTTCACCACGATACAGTTATCACAGGAACTCGCCCACGGAGCATTTCCATACCCACACACAGGACACTTCCATCCCACCGGGACGGGCTGCGGAGTCTCACAGGTGTGTCCAGAACTCTCCACGATCTTGCCACAATACTGACAGTAAGTCTTATGGAACACGGTCTAAACCTCCACGTAACAGGATAAGATGAACTCATCTCCAACCCTTGGGTCATACAGGTTTTTCTCTGGCGGGTAGGCATCCTGCAATGCTTTGATTTCTTCCAGCCCATCAACCAGAATCTTCTCGCAGTCTGCCCAAGGAACCTTTCCTTGCTTCACTTCCAGCAACTTGTCGGCACACGGAAGCGGGAAGGAAACCCCCCAACCAGTAGTGAGAAGTTGGTGCATCTGATAGAGACAGCGAAGGGCATGAGAGACTGCCTTCCAATCCACCCCCTCATTACTGGCTGCCTGAATAGCCCGCTGTCCGTAGCGTTCAAAATCGCCTGTAACGCGGGTGGCAAACTCCTGCATGGTGATACCCCCCATGTGGACCTTCCCGCAAAGCACGAGGCTTCTGGAGCCATTCACAACCTTCTCAAAGCAGTACGAGGCATCCCCACATTCCGCAAGAATCTCCGTCATCCAGAAGTCCAACTTGAACTCAAGGATTTTGGGGTGGGCCTTCGTCAGCCAATCATAGACTTTCTTGATGGCGTTGAGCCTGGACCCCTTGATCGAATACTTCTTCGTCTGCTGCATGATGTAGCCCAGGTAGCCCTGAACCTTGGCCGGGTCATACAGATATCTGTGAATCTCTAGGAGGTCATTAACGAGTGACCAATCATCCTGCAAGAAACACTTGGGGTTGGTATGGGCATACAGCAGATCGAGGGCGTTGGTGTCCCCCATCCCCAACAGTTTGAACCAATACTGCACAGACCACAGTTGAATGTCTACGTCGTCAGGGCTGTTCTTTCCGTCCCCCTCCTTCGACTTGAAGGACAGGTGCTTGCAAGTCTTCCCAAGGAACAAAGACCTTGTGCTTGGCAGAAAGATGCCTTTCACATCTGTGTCAGACGCTTCCGTGTTGGTGCCGTACAGACGGCTCCCGAAATGCGTGAGGTAGAGAAGTTCGTGTCCCTCCGTAGCACACATGCCCTCTGCCTTCTCTACCAATTGCTCATCAGTCCACATACTTCCTCACCCCCAATCCCTCTAAGATTTTTGCACGACGCTCAATCCCACCCCGAAGCATGTACAGATATTCGGGTAGGCCCTCCAGGTCATCAAAAGCATCCAAGAGATCGAGTTCCCATACAGTCTCTTCGATCAAATCTTGGAACAGTTCAACATGGCTTCTCTTTTCCATGCACCCCTCCAAAAGTAGCAGTCCACTCCCCGTCCGTAAACAGGTTCTCCCAATCCCGCTGAAGTTCCAGGTACTTGTCGTGGTGCTGATTAAGCATGAAGCGACAGGCATCTGGTACTTTCGTAGACACCGCGCCAAGATACACACACTTGAACAGTAAGTCAAGTTTTTTGTTCAGTATGTCCATTTTTGTCACGAGTTAAAGTCCTCGTAAACGGTATTGATAACATAGTCCATGAGTGCCGGGGTTTTGGCAACTATAGCAAGCGCGGCTATCTTAGCCATGTGTTCGGGAACCAAGTCCTCGTCCTGCATGGTAGGAAGATACATACGCATAGAGCCATCCGGGGACATCACCAGAGCCGCCTCATCCTCCCCACACTTCAGATCAATCGTCATCTGTGTTCTCCTCGACGTAGTGAGAGGTTGTGTCCTGAAGATACCACTCCTCCTTGGAGGGGATATCTTTTGGATGCCGGGTTTCCGAACACCGGATACATACAGGGACGCCCTCCCCATCGGGATCAGTCCAGTACGGGGTGGGTTTGAAGCAGAAAACGCAGTTCTCATAAGGCGTGCCAAGATTCTTGTCCTCTGGAAACACAACGATTGTCACATGGACCTCCTAGTGGGTGTTTTCCCGTTCAACTTCACCTAATATACGGGTTTTTCGTCTAATGTCAAGCAGAAATCAAGATTTTTTTGAAGTCAACTGCAAAAAACTTGGAAGAAACCCCTTGACAAAACCCAGAAAAACTGTATATTAGGAGATGAACAGCGGGTATGAAGCAGGTATTTCCTGAAATCAACTTCAAAAACAATCCTGACCAAAAAGGGTGAACATGAAAAAGCATTATGTAGTGCATGTTTCGGTTCTGTTGGACAACCCGAAGGCCGTCACCATCCTCCGAAATGGGGAGGAAAACGACATTTCTTTGATGAGGCACACCCTGGATACCCTTGATAGGATGCAAAAAAACCCGCGTGTAGCTCACATTATCAAGGAAATCATCGACGAATTGGACTTACATAGCGACCATATCACCATTTATGACTGCAAAATGGACGAATTGTGGGCTTGTAAGGAGTATTTCAACAACCACAAGCACCTTGGGTGTACTTTTGTCGTGAATGACCGTCTTTTTGGGCTTCAGTTGAAGAATTTCGGCCTCACAGTTGAGGATTTTCGGGAAGCTCTGCCCTATCAGTCGGAGTCTCAGTTGTTCACAGGGTTTCTTGAAGTCGGTGAGAAGTACATCCCCAACGCTTTTTTCTGGCAGGAGGGAAAACTACACAGGTCTTTGGGGACAGATGATTCACAGGTCAAATTGGTGGATTACGACAATGAGGTTTGGAGGATCAAGCCGCGCAACCCCACCCAGAACGCCGCTATGGAACTGCTGCTGGACCCCAACCTCGATGTCGTGAGTATGCAGGGGTGTTCTGGGTTTGGCAAGACGCAGCTAGCGATTGCGGCTGCTTTGTATTGGGTGCTGGAGAAGAAAAAGTTTGAGAAGATCATTGTGGTCAAGCACAACCTGGAAGTTGGGGAGGCCCCTTTGGGTTTTCTTCCGGGGTCGGCGGCAGAAAAGGTTGCCCCGTACTTCAAGCCGGTGACAGACTTACTTCTGAAGATGCACAGGATACGCCCATGTAGTCGGTTGTTTATTGACGCCAAGTCTCCGACGTTGGATTTCGACCCGAAGGTGTTGCAGTTGACTCCGATCCAGTTTCTTCGTGGTCAGAACATCGACAACTCTTTTGTGTTGATTGATGAAGCACAGAACCTATCCCGGCAGGAAGTGAAGGTGGTGCTGTCCCGCATGGGGGACAACGTGCGGTGTGTAATGACGGGGGATGTGCAGCAGATTGACGCTGTGTACTTGAACGAGTTCAACAACGGGTTAAATTGGGTGACGAAGATGTTCAAGGGTCAGCCCAACTATGGGCATATTGTTTTGAAGTCGAACAAGTCTCGTGGTCCTATTGCTGACTTGGTGCGTAATACCGGTTTGTAGGTAACGATGGCCTTCCACCCGCCCCCGAGTAGACTAGAAATAGTTTGCTTGGGGGCTTTTTTATGCTTGACAAAACTTAGAAAAGTGTATAGAATCCTTTCAAGAAATTTGGGGAGGGTGCATGGACGCAATCGAAGTTGGGTGCTGGGTGTTTCTTTGTCATTACAATGCTGCCGACGAGACTCATTTAGATAAATACCCCTCCATGAAGGAGTTTTTCGGGACATGGGGTACTGTGTCCGAAGTGGACCCAAGCGGGGGAGACGTTTACTTCCGGTTAAGAGACTCCACCTTTTGGTTTCATTCTAGTTGGGTTATTGCTGTACGCGGTGTGCGGGACGCTCCCAAAAGTGTAGGGGGCCACGAGAAGACACAGCACAGGGACATTCGGTTAATCAGACTGAGGAGGATAGGATGAAAGAGTGGGCAGATGTGGAATCTTTGGTGGATGTGGAGATACGCGGGGTGGTCAAGCAGTTTTGGGATATTGGCTATTACACGCAGGAAGGGTGTAGTGGTCATTATGGGAAGCAGCCTCCGTACTTGATCTTCCTCCCCAAAATCTTTCGTGAGGATTCTTTGTACGGGGTTATGTATGCCTTACAGGAAGAGATGAAGTACGGGCTGACTGTTAAGTATCAGGGGAACTCCTTGGTGCTTTCCTGCCCGCCTCGTAGGTACGAAGTCTTCCAACAGGCGTTGGAGAGATTACTTGCTTGGTTGCGGGACGGAGTTTAGATTTTAGGCGGGAAGGCAACCGTAGGTATGCAAACAAAGCAAGAAATAAACTGAAGTTGACTTCAAAAAACCTCTTGACAAAGACTAGATTTTTCGGGTAGGATACTCGTATCAAATGAGCGGGGAGGGGGATAACTATGGAATTTACCAAAGGGATGCGTGTTCGTTTGAAGCCTTTAGACTTCTGTGCGGATATCCCCAAAGGGCCTGTCATAGCCTTAGCTATGCACCCTTACTTTGGGAAGGTTGTAACTGTGGACCATTTTATAGAAGAGTTAGCGGGTATAGGTTCATTTAAGGTTAAAGAGGATACCCACACATACAACGTCGCTTGGGTTTGTGAGTCCGCACCCCATACCGAAAGGCCGAAACACCGGGATGTTCGTTTAATTAGAATGCGGGTTGGAGAATAATGCCATGGAACTGAAACCTGGGATGTATATAAGGCTGAAGAGACTGCAAGACATAGACACCGATCAGGCTCCTGGGGTTGTTCCACACATGCGTGGATATTTTGGAAGAATCTTCATTGTAGACAGTGTAGAACCTATACATAGGTGGGTGTCCCTCAGAGAATTGCCAGAAGATTCTGATGATGGAGTATGTAGTTGGTCCTTTCACTCAGACTGGATGGAGAGTGTCACAGTTACATACACGGAGCCGTTCACCAAAGAACGGCATAGGGACATCAGGTTGATTCGTATGCGGGTGGGAGGCCAGTGATGCAACTCAAGAAAGGGATGCGAGTACAACTCAAAGCATGGCTACATGCAGATGACACTAGGCTATCCATCATGGATGCAATGAAGCATTATTTTGGGAGGGTAGTCACCGTAGCGACTGACCCTGATAAGTACGGAGACTTCCAAATAGTTGATGGAGACGGCTGGTATTTCACAGAAGATTGGGTAGCGAGGATTTGCAGTAAGACTAATGGGGATGCTCTATGGGACAAGTCTATGCTGAAAAAGGGAACGAGAGTTAGACTAAAAGCACGCGATCTTTGTAGCAGTATCCATAACGGTCCACACATCCTAGCACAAATGGATGAATGGTTCGGAGAGATAGTGGTTGTAGAGCAGTATCCAGCTTACGATTCTGGGGTGCGGTTTACGATCAAAGAAAGCCCCTACACCTACCACACATCTTGGGTTGAGAGCATCGTTCCCAAGGAGAAGCACACGGACTTGAGACTTATCCGGTTGCGGAGGGTGTGATGGAACTGAAAGTCGGGACGGTTGTCAGACTCATGAAGCAGGAGTGTGCCGAAAAGACATGTGGTCTAACAATATACACACCCATGCACAAGTATTTTGGGACAGACGTAACAATAGCAGACCTGTCGGGGTGCAAAAGCCACTTCAAGATACGCGGAGATGCTTCAAACCTATGGTATGACGCAAGGTGGATAAAGTCTGTGGGTGCTGCATCTAGGCTGGATTATCATCGGGACATTCGGCTGATTCGATTACGGGTCAGGTAGCATACCTGGAGGTTTAGTATGGCAAAGACACTGATGTTCAGCGTAACCAAGGATGATGTGGAGTGGGACACGTATCGCGGGACGGGGCCTGGAGGCCAGCACAGGAACAAGACGGAATCGGCAGTACGTTTAACGCACAGACCTTCCGGGGTGGTAGTACAGAGTCAGAGTGATAGAAGCCAGCATACGAACAAGCGTGAGTGTATGAAGCAGTTGGCAGCCCACCCGAAATTCAAGGCATGGTGCTTACGTCGCAGCATTGAAATGCGGGAGGGGGAGACGTTAGAGCAGAAGGTAGACAAGATGCTCCATCCCGAGAATCTAAAGATCGAGTTGCTGGACGAAACTACACATAAGTGGGGGGCTGGACATGCAGGTGGGAGATAGGATCAAGCTGCGCTCTTATGGGGAGATCAAAGCCCTTCCTGGTGTGTACGAGGAGGGGTTCTGTGGTGATGCCAGCAGGCCGTGCTTACTCCACCCAGATTGGCATAGGAATGTTGTGATTAAGGATTCTGCACTCCGATGCGGGTGTGATGGTATAACCTCTCACGAGGTTACTTCTGTGGAAGGCCAGTTTTTCCACATCATGGGGCATTCCTGGACATTCCATGAGGATTGGGTAGTGGGATTGGTGAGGGGTTCAACTACGAGCCAAGTGAGACACAGCGACCTTCGATTGATTAGAACACGGAGGCCCTAGACATGTTAGGGGTGTTCGTTATTTTACGCTCACGCGAGAGCATACAGTCAGACGATGTTCTACTGCATAGTCTGGTTGGGTATGGTTTTCCAGTGGTACTACAAGAAATGTCTCATAGGGAGCGTGGTGCTTTCGATGCCGTGTTTGATGGTGTGAGCAAGCATCAGGTGTACGCTATCAAACATGGGTGTGTCTTTGTAGGTGCCTTCTCCGACATTCCAATACCCGACATCCTGGTGCTTTCTTGGGATATTTTGGGGAAGGAGGCACCCCGAAAAATACGTTCCAATCACCTGGATATACGTTTGATACGTTGCAGAAAGACGAACTAAGACACACAAGTAAGGAGATACTTCGATGATTCGTTCAAGGATTTCATCCATGTGGGAGGCACTAAAAAGCCACTTCTATGTGGCACAACGCCCGGTGCCCGAACAGGCCACCACCATTACTAGGAGTAGCCAAATACGGTTGCGGGTTGGGGACAGAGTGAAACTGCTATCCTATAAAAGCATAGCTAAGTTGCCCGGAGTCTATACAAAGAGGTTCAATGACCACCTCAATGAGTGCTTGGGTCATTACTCTTGGGAGACATACAGAGTAATTAAAGGAACGACCCAACTATATGTGTTTGGGGATGGGGGCTTTCATAGGATTGACTCTGTGTCCGAGTCTAGAAACTGCTTCACTATTGAAGACCATCCTTGGTGGTTTCATAAGGATTGGGTTGCCGAACATCGCCCACGGCAGCAATCTGGAAGCTGCATGAATACCATGCGGGTGATCCGTCTATCAAAAAATCGGGAAGGAGAACAGAAGTGACAAAGGAAGAGATGCAGCAAGCGAGTGGGAAGGCGGGGGAGTTACGAGACTTATTGGATAAGTTGGAACCGAGTAGGTGGAGTGTTTCAGCCGACCCTCCCGGGACGAGGTTTCCTCAACTGAGTTTGCAGGGTGTTTCTGATGTGGGGGTGTACGCATTGAAGGATGCAAAGGGATGGAGGTTCATGAATTTTCTTGTGAAGGCCAAGAACGACCTCCCCGCAATCTTGGAGTATCTACAGGCATTAGAGGAGCGGGTCGAGGTGCAGCAGCACTTAATTCGCAGAATGGAGATGGATGCCGCGTAGGAAATCTCTTGACATTTCCAGGTTTTTAGCGCATACTCTACTCAACAAATCGGGGAGGTAGCACAAGTGAATTTTGAAAAAGTGGTACAGCACATAAAGACAGATGACAGGCTTCTAGCCCACTTGGCGGGAGGGAACACGATCCTAGTTCAGCAGCTAGACAAAAAGACAGGGGAACTGGAGGAGTACAGTATAGCATTGTCTCCTGAGCATATAAGTACCACAGCGCGGGCTGGAGACTTTGAGACACCACCCAAAGCATATCTATTCCTAGCATCTGATGAAGATGACTACGCACCAAAACCTAAAAACAGTCAAATAGGGACGGCTTCCCACTTTTAAGAAAAAAAAGGCAAAATTACGGCACTTCAAATTTTCATTTACCACTTTGACCCCAAAAACTAGGTCAAAATGAACAACACTTACCACTTTGACTAAAAAGTCTTACTAGGGACTAGGCTTTATCAGCGGGTGGTGGGAAAAAACTGCAATCAACTTCAAAACAAACCAAAAAATCGGGGAGGAAACGATCATGAGCGGGATGGAAAACATGACTGAGGAACAGGCAATAGCATTATTTAATACCAACTGGTGGGAAGGAGCAACTGACAGACAGATAGCAGAGTTTCAAATAAACACCCCACGCCTCTGCTGTCCCTTTTCAAGGTTCCATGAAGCAATGGAGAAGACATTAGGCAGGCCCATCTGGACCCATGAATTTGGGCGGGAAGGGGCAGAAGCGATGAAGAAAGAACTCTTAGGTGAAAAAGCACCACCGACCTTAGAGGAGATCATAAGTCTCATTCTGAGAGATAAGAAAAAGGCAGTCCTCATAGCCTTCATGTGATCCCCCCGGTAACTAGTCTTTATTCTCCCTGGCGTGTAAAAAACTGTAACCCCCTGTACTGACTAGGCTTTATTCGGTCACATCAGCAGGAATTGTAGAAAAGAGGCCCCTAACTACTAGGCTTTATTGAGCAATCTCTCCCAAAATTGTAGGCTACTACCGACCTTTAGACCTATTGCCGATATATCGTGATTTTTGTGGTGGGGGGCCACTTTCACGATATATCGGCAATAGAATTAACTGGCACGGTTCTTGCCGTGGTTACGTGTTGGCACGGTTTTTGTTTTGCCTTGCTATCGGGTTTGCCTATGCGGCTTGTGCGGGCCTGTAGCGTAGCATGATCGAAACCATACCAAGCGCTTCCGCCTTGTCATCGGTGAAATAATCGGAATCCGGCATAAGAACACCTTGCCAATAATATCTTACCCTGTATTCGTCCCACTCTGCGTCCCGAAATACCCGAACCGTCACGCCGTCATGGCTTGCAATGTAAATCCTTTTAAGCGCCATTTTATTCACCTTTCCTTTTTGTTATGAAAAATATTGTGCAAGAATATTTATTTGATTTATAGGTGCATATGCGAATATATCTTTTTTCGGCAAATAAATTGATAGCTCGTCTACCTGTCCATCTTGAAAGAAAACAGTGTCCATCAAAACAAGCGCTTTCCCGTCGCGCTCGAAGTATTCCAGGCCGATATATCCCATGCCGGGATGCCTGGACAAAACGAAATACCCGTTTCCTTCGCGATAAATATAGACCGCGTCATACGTTCCCGCAGATAATTGCACTGGCTGGAATTTTTGAATATATGCTATGACGTTCCCACTATCGTAATGGATAGAATACTTTGCTTTTCTCATGCTCTTTACCTTTCCTTTTTGTTATGCTTTCCATAGTGCGCGATGTTCAACTATGTTTGATGCAAAATACCAGTCGAGGTTCTGCGAATTTTTACAAAAAAAACGCAGGGCCAAAACCTCATGGCGCCTGTAATGCGAGAAATGATATCGTGGAAAATTGTCTTTTCCACCATGTAAAAACCAGTATTTTTCAAGGCGTATTGAAAACCACCTAAAGGATTTCATCTCTTCACCTTTCTTTTTCCTGTTATGCCAGTATTGGCGCGCATTATCGCGATTTTATCATGCTGGTTTGTTATGCCGCTTTTTCCTCACTCTTGAAGTAACAAAACTCCATTCTATCGTTGAATGGAATTGTTGTGTTGTTGATTGTCACGAACCACTCGCCTTTGTGTTGGTAAAGCGAAGCGGCAATGTCGAATTCTTCAAACGCTTGGTTAATTCTGCGTTTCGTCGTGACCGTTCGCCAGCCACCGGAGTTTAGAACGATTGTTCCCGTTTTCCGGTTGATTTTGAAAACTTGCGTATCATGATATAAGACGCAAGTGAAACCGTTATGCTCAAAGACATGGGTTTCATGCTGGCCGATATGCTTGCATTTCATGTTTTTTCCTTCTTTTGTGGCTTATCGTTTATCGATAATTTTTTATTGTTTTTCAACCCTTGCGCGTAAACGTGCCATAGTCCACGGGTATCGGGAACCTGGTCACATAAAGCCATTCATCTAGCTGGCTTTCCGTCCATGTCGTATCAATATGCACCATTGTCCAAGTTCTATCTTGGTGATACATGCCCTGCGATTCTATGCCGATTGTGGTTTTCAATTTTTCCAGTCTTTTGACTATATAATTTGCCGCGTTTGTTGTTACATCAAAGCCTAGGTAGTTCATATAGTTTTCCATCCCGCTTTTTTTTGTTAATCAATGCAAGCCACGTTTTGCCATGTATCCGCCAAACGATTGAAAATATCCTGCTTGTTGACATAGGGATTTTCATGGAACTTAGGCAAGTTCAAGTATCTTGATAAATCATGCATACCCTTTTCGTACTCTTTCACTCTTTCCTTTTCCTTTTGTAGTTCTTCTTGCAATGTCTTTATGTAGCTCATGTTCTCCATCCCGCTTTTTTTGCTTGTTAATCAAAAAATCCTTCGGCAATGCTTAAAAAATCCGTTCTTGCGTATTTTCTGCCCGGCAAAGGCCGCATATCGGGCGTTCCCTCTGGAAAATTATCCTCACACGTTGCCCGGATAAATCTTGCCAAAATACGCACAATGCGCCTGTCTTCAATACCGTATTTTTCAATTAAATCGTCTTTTCTGCTTTCAATCGCCAGATACAGGCTTTCTGTATTGCTCATCCATAAAGCCACATTCCACGTTTCCCAATTCTTCCAGCCATTATATTCCATTGTGCTTTCCTTCCCGATTTTTTGTTAGCTGTTTTCCCGGCATTGCATGGACAATTCCCAAAGCCGGATAGCATACGCTGTCAAATCATCGTCCGACATTGCTTCGCTTTCCGGCGTTTCTGTTTCGGCCATTGCCATGACATCGGCAACGGTAATGTCACCATGTAGTAAATCAAGCATTGCTTGCACTGTGCTTCCCTCCCGCTTTTTACTGGTTTCCCGGTATTGCCCGAAAAGCATAGACCGGCATACCAGTACGGCGTTCTTGTATCTCGAAATCGTACTCCCCGTATTCAACTAGCAATGCCTTGCCCCAATATTTTCGGCCCGTGCCGAGATAATCATTTTTACGTAACCAGGCAAAAAGCTTTCGTGGCGTTATGTCTTTATCCGCAAAAGTGACGGTTTCTAACTTGTGCGCGTCATTCCATGACCAGCCATAATCATCTCCCCATGCATCTATTGACAACATTTCATATTTTCTTTTCATGCTTTTTCCTTCCCCGATTTTTAATTGTTACCCGATGACCAGAATACGCCGATTGTGCGGGCCTGTCGTCTCGCCCACACTAATGCCAGCCGCCCGTAAACGGGCAAGCAGGTTATGACGGCTGGCGCAATATCGACAAGAAAAAAGCTTGGCCTTACCCTTTAGCGTACTACCCGATAAATTTTCAATCCCATTTATAATCCCCCTTTGATAACTCCCACGGGCCAAGCTCCATGCCCGATTGTACACGTCCATGTCTTTGCAAACGGTCCATGACATGTCTTTTCTCTCTTTTTTAACTGTTACGGGCCTTGCGATACAGGCCGCCAGATAGCATAATGTCTGCCCCAGGCGTGCCGCTTTCCGCGCGCCACTTGCGCCGCGCGGTCATGTATGCCTGCCGCGCTTTCCGGGCCGTCTGCCTGCCCGGCAGAAAAAGCGCGTGCCGCATATGGAAATAGTTGCCGCGCGTATCATCCCATTCCCACGATTGTCCTTCCATCTTGAGCTGCATTGTGCTTTTCCTTCCCGCTTTTTAATTGTCTGCGTCGGTAAACGAAAATGGCAGGCCACAAACCGTCTGGCCCGCACGAAACCCGGCATACAATCCAAGCGCCTGTAGCTGTTCCCGGATATGCCTCCCGATCAAGTCCGGGCGTTCTCGGCGTATCTGTGCGCCTACCTCGTCAAAAAATATCTTGCGCCCCTGGCCGTCATAGTAATAACCGCCCATTTTTTCCTCGCTTTTTTTAGGGTTGCGTTTCAAGCCGGGAACTGTTCCCGGCTTGTTTGCAATCCTTTGTCGGCTACTCTCGCCGGGCCTGTCCCGGCTAAGCTCTGGCCTGTCAATTTTCAGTGATCTTTGCGGGCCGCTTCCCCGCACGTCGTGATTATTTTCTAATCGCATTCTGGCCTTCCCGTCAAGCATTTTTTCTATCTTTTTTTGGCCCGCTCAAAAAATTGAAATCAATTTCAAAAAATGCCGTATGTAATGATCCGGGCGCGCGAAGAGCATTTTTCATGCCAAAAAATCTTGAAAAAGGCCATTTTTCCTTGTATTGCGCTAAAAATCTAAAAACGTATCCTTGCCTAGCAAAACATGCCCGGCGCGGCAAATCGCATTCTGGCGTGTTTCAGCCCTATATGCTTCGCATAGCATAACGAAAAAAACTGGAAAAAAGCTCGATAAAAAGATTTTTTTGGCATGGTTTTTGTCGTGGCATGAAATATGCTTGGCGTTTTTTCCTGCCAGATTTTTTTGCTTTTTTTTGCTTTTTTTCGCATTTTCTTGTGCTTTTCCTGGTTTTTGGCATGGAACGTGAATTGACAAAACTTTGACTATACTACCACGGCTTTTCTCGCATATACTCTCGACATGACAAAAAAATGGCGCAGATTGCTTGCCTTATGCTTTCTTGGGCATATGCTTTCGCGGACATATGCTTGACCACGCCGATATGCTTTCTTGAACATATGCTAGCTCGGACATATGCTTTTTCTAACCTATGCTTTGTGGAGCATAACGCTGGCGGTAGTCTGGTCTGGCGGGGCGGCGGCTAAGTTCCAGGTGGGGCAGCCTGCTTACCTGTTAGGTATTCTGTCTTAAATCCTTCCCCAAAAAATGCTACGTTGCAAGTTGCCGGTCCCCCCTACGTTGCGGGTTGCCGGTCCCTTTTCATTTCTTGACCTACGTTGCTTGTTGTCGTTCCCTTGGGTGCTTCCTGCCCGCTTCCTTGAGGTAGTGCTGATTGTTGTCAGGATGCCCTGTGCTGGACTTTCTTTTGATTCTTGGGGTTGGATACGGTCTGCTTGGTAGGCTGGCTTTAGAATGGCTTGTCTTTGGCTGGTTTTGAGTGTTCTTTGGCTGTTCGGGGTGGGTTCTTTTAGCCTAGTTCTGGTTGCTTTCCCACCCCGATTTTTTGGACTTCTGCTAGGCGTCGATGATCGTAAAAATATCCTCAATCGGATCGCCTTCCATGTCAATGTCGGCACGACAATGCCTGCGGTTGCCCTCCCGCTCCATTGCTTTGAAAATCTCAAAATCCTCCCACGGAAGTACGCCTCCCCCAGAATCAGACATGGCATTGGGGGCTAACACGCTCCAAACGTCTTCAAACTGTTCACCTGAGTATCTGTCAACCCACTCCATTTGATATTTCGGCATGTGTTTCCTCCCCGATTTTTTGGGTTAGGCTAGTCTTTCAGAATGGTGTAAACATCCCCCTCGCACTCCCACTCTAAGAGGCCCTGAGACTTCATTTTTTCAAAAATCGCCACATCTCCTCCATGCATCGCGTGTTCATCCTCGCTGCATAACGTGTTAGGGGTAAGGTGGTCCCACAATCCCTCACAACGTCGGCCAGTAAAAACATCCATCCAACTGATCTTGTATAGCATTTAGGATACCTCCCCGATTTTTGGTATGTTTAGATGTCCGATGGATCAGGCAGCGGAGGCTTCTGTGACACGATGTGGTTATGGTACAAAGCCCACCACTCTGCTAGCACGTTCTCGTGGGCCTTTGGCAGCCAGTCTCCCCCACAAGTAAAAACAGAAACGGCAATAGCCGCAAACACCGCTTTCGGACACTGCTCGTAAAAAGATATCTGCCGACTGTACTCGTTTGTCACCTTCCCGGCCATAACCCCCCTTATTAAGCAGAAATTTCGTATGTGTCTTCCCACGCATCCCCGAAGTCACCCACCCCCCGCACAATCCGGGTACTCTCCCCCCGACGTTCCATGTCTTTGAACACCTTGAAGGCGTCAAACCCCATTATACAGTCGCTCTTCAAGTCCCTGGCCTCAATATCTAAGGTAGTCCACTTCAAGGTGTAGATATTCGTCCCCGGAGTTGCCATGTACGTGTATGTGTAGAGCATACCCCCCCTTTGTTTTTTTGAAGTTGATTTCAATCCCAGGCGTACTTGATGAAAAAAGTCTTACCCGGTTCGATGTTCTTTGTCAAGCCCATGTTTTCCATTTCTTGGAAAGTATCCGCTTCCGCCTTGGTCATGATAACACTCTTGTACATACCCTTCCGAAAATAGATAGGTACAGACAGGTATCCCTGCTTTGCCTCGTTCCAAGTGATCTCAAGGGCCTTGCCATCCCCCATACCTTCGCTGGCGTACTGTATCTTGTAGGTCATGTGCTTTCCCTCCCGCTCGTTTGTTGAGTACAGACTACCGCTTTCGGGCAGGTTTGTCAAGGTTTTTTATGACCAGTTTGGCCGCTTGCAGACGCTTCTCGTCTTCCTTGGTATTCAACCACGGGCACATGTTCAACGCCTTGACCATATTCTTGAGTGCCCAAGCGGGCTGGTTCCCCACTATGCTTCTCGCTTCCTGTAATGTCATGACCTAACCCTCCCGCCTCTTGTAACAAGGGCAATTCTCGTGCGGGGTTTCCGCTTCTACCATCACACCGTCAGCATGTGCCCCGGTGGGCGGAAGCGGGATGGTGTCCAGGTAAAAACATCGCCCCATAAAATGGTCATCCTCCGGGTATCCGTTGTGTGTCTCCCAGATCGTATTCCAGTTGCAATACTTACAGGTATGACAAGTCCCTTCCTTGAGTTGCATAGGCTCCCCCTCATTCATTGAAGACATTATGTGCTTTTTCTTGGAAAATGTCAAGAGGTTAATCTGGTAAAATCTAGTAAGTGTCTTCCCTATCAAATTCTTCCAGCCCCGCCCGGAATGCCTCCCACTTGAAGTCCACAAAGGCATCCCGTAGCCGCTCGATATGGCATTGCATAAGCCGCTCGAAGTCATCCAACTGCTTCGCACAACGCTGCAATGCCTCTTTCTCTATGAACTTGCCTAAACTCGCGTGGAAGTGTTCAAGGACCGGGATAAAGTCAATCTCCTGCCCGTCAAATGTGAAAGCGATCCGCTTGTCAAGGCACCCATCACCATGTACCTCCACCCCGGGAGCCTTTTCCAAAGCAAGGTAAAACAACGACTTGACGAGGGTCAAGGAGCTGTCTGTGTGTAGTTCTCGGATAGTCGTTTCTTTTTTCATGTGCATACCCCCGGCATACTCCCGATTTTTTGCTTCGGCGTATGTCATAGCCTTGTCAAAATAATTCTGACGCTTGGCACCTATCCTGCCGATCTTGCGAACCGTTCGGCTCCTGTCGTTGAACACGCACCAGTAATCCCCTATGCTGCCCACCCGGCACGGGCCTGTGGTGGTTGGCGAATGGACGGCACCGCAGTAGTGATTTTCGTAAGTGTCTGACATGGTTCCTACCCCCCTCATTTGTTTTGTCTATCTGTCCACAACGCCATTCACGTACTGGCGGGATGCCTTCAAAGACTTCGCAAGGACAGCCCCAAGTTCAGGGTGCTTGCGGACTGCCTGCCACCCATCACTGTCAACTAACTGGCGAATTTGTGCGGCCTGCTTTCTGGAAATAATGGCATTCATGTTCCTACCCCCCTCATTTGTTAGAAACAGTATGTGATTTTTCTTGGAAAATGTCAAGCGTATTTTTAATTTGCTATTTAATCCCTTCGCGGATTCGGTTGGCACACCACAACACACGATCAGGATGTAGCCCGCAACAATCTGAGCTAAGTTCTGGATTTACCACCATATCGTCAGCCACATCGGCAGCACCGGGAAGGACTCGCCCAAGTAGATGTAGATACCCGATTGCATTTGCCACCCTGTCCCCCCCATAAGCCGGGTGGCGTCCCTCGAAGATCGCTGCGGATTCTCTCAAGATGTCAACGGTAGTGCTGTTCATGACTCCCCCTCATTCGTTGAAGACATTATGTGCTTTTTCTTGGAAAATGTCAAGCGTTATTTTTAACTTGCAACTTGATCCCCCCATTACTTCCATGCGGCATACTTTGCCAGGAAGTCTAGACGTTCCTGTTCCTGCGTCAAGGCGTCTGTGAGTGGGATCAGGGACTCTTCTACCCGCGCAGCCCTCTCCCGGTCAAGAAAAAAACCTACCGTCTGATCCGCATAGTCTGACCGCACATCGGTCACGCTTGTATAAGTGTACTGGCAATGCGGGCAGTAATCCCACCCCGCACCCTGGCCCCGGAGGTGCGAACAAAACTCACAAGCCGAAGACGCGCTTGAGATGGCAACTCTTTCCATTCTTTCCATGTTCCTACCCCCCTCATTTGTTAGAAACAGTATAGACCAAGAATCCCAGAAATGTCAAGTAGTTTTTTCGCAGTCAAATTCAATTATTGACCCGGATCATGCGGTATTGCGGGTTGGTAGTCGTCTCCGTTCCAAATTCCAGATACAGATGACGCTTACCCTTGCGATAGATGACCAAGTACACCGAATCCGAATACAGACCAAGTTCCTTGTGCTTGGCGGTCATCTTGGCCCCGCTGTACCATTCCACCCGCACCTCGTCCCCCTCCCGCAAAAGGGACAGGATAGACTCCGCATGATATGCCGTGCTGTACAAAGCCGTGTAATAACATCCGCTCAAGTCCTTTGCCCTGGCCGAATAGTTTGAAAAATACGCCTTTGTCTCAAAAGCGTAGGTGTACTCCCCGTTCTCCCGCACGATGTGAAACTCCCACTTGCAAGTACCCGCCCCTGGCTCAGACCGTAAAACCAGGGACTTGCTCAGATACTTTTCAGCCTTGAGGACGTACTTGATAGCCTTGATGTCTTCCTTGGTAAGTTCCATAGTGTTTCCCTCCCGATTTTTTAATAAAGGGCATCCAAAGGAAGAACGATCTCATTTCCTACGCAACGCTCATTTTCTGCCGCTTCCTTGGATGGAAAAACCCGGATTCGATTCAATACTCTTGTATAAGAGTTTTTGCTTCCAGGCTTGGCAACGTATCCACCTTCGCCACCTGTCCTTTTCAAAATGAATCCATTTGATTGCATGTGTGTTTCCCTCCCCGATTTGTTGAGTAGAGTATGCGCTAAAAACCTGGAAATGTCAAGAGGTTTTTTGAAGTTAATGGCGAAAAAAAAGCGGGAAGGCTTGCACCTTCCCGCACTAACTATTCAGGATTCTTTGAGATGTTTAGATTTCAATCAGCCGGATCAGTTCCGCCTTGTCCGGGGTTGTGATCGTCACGACAAGGCCGCTCGTGTGCCGGTATTCAGTGTCCCCGTAGGCGTCCTCCCCACTTTCCAGGTTCAGCCACCCCAGAGTCACCGTGGCCTTGTCACCCAAAGCCTTGCGGGCCTCCCGCAACTTCTCAATTTCGGCCAGTTCGGGCTTGTCGCGCTCGTTCCATCCCGCAGCCTCCCCCTCCCGGATTCCGGCGGGAAGTTTGGCGTCCGCCAGCACATTCACGACGTATTCCTGACGGGCCAGGGCCTTCCAATCAAAGCCCTCTTCAAGTCTGGCAAGCAGCAACTCCGATCCATGCGCCTTGGCCCACTTCTCCAAAGCCGCCTCACCTTCTGCCGCTTCCTGCCGCTTGCGGGCCTCGTACTCGTCCCGGCTCTTTTCCATGTCCTGCCGCTTCCGCAACTGTTCGGCTAACTCCGCTTCACGCTTGGCTTTCTTGGCCTCTCCCGCCTCTACCAGTTGCGCTTTGATGCTGTCAAACTCTTCCTCAACCCACCGATAGCGGGCCTTCTCAAACTCCAAGGCGGCGGAAAAACTCTCAAAAGGTGCGTCAAACCCCTCTTTCATGACATAAGAGGCAAGGGATGGGTCGTCCTTATCATGTCCAATTATGCCGATGATCGGGGAGCCGTGCTTGACAATGTACAGGCTGTCGGTGCTGATGGTCTGAGTGCCCTCCCGCTCCCGGCGGATGGACACCCCACCCCCCACAACCTGAGTCTGCAAAAGGGCCAGGGTCAGGCTGCCGTCCCGGTCAACCTTAAAAAAGTCAACGTCTTCCGGGGAAATCTCGCCGGTCAAGGTCTGCATGGCCTTGCCGTCCAGCCCGCGCTTCAAAGCCTCACGCTGCCCAGCCTCAGTCAGCTTGTAAGTGATCGTCGCCTTCATTTTTCGTTCCCTCCCGCCCGGCCCCTGCCGGGGTTGTTGTTTCATGTCCCGCGCCATCCCCAGACGGGGCGGTGTTCCCCATTCCGTTGAGTAGGAGTCTACTCAATCCTTCCAGGTTTGTCAAGCGTTTTCTTGTTTTTTGGTGGAGGCAGCCGGACTCGAACCGGCATCTACCGGCCCCTTACAGGGGTGCCCGCGTCCGGGCGTCCATTGTCGTTCTACCGATTAAACTATGCCCCCATGAAGTAGAAGAATACTCAATCCTTCCAGGTTTGTCAAGAGATTTAATAATAAACCCCTAAAGCCCGGCACGCCAGGAAAGAAAAATCTGTGTTGTGCCCGATGTGCTTGACGGCCATAGCCTGTAACAAGGCACCCTCAATCGTAGTGCATCCGCAGTTCGTGTCCCGCCCCTCCACATACGGGTGAAATATCCGGTGGTCCTCCTTGTCAAGATGCTCCACGATGCTGTACGGCCCGACCTCGTGGACTTCCACCACAACCCCCCACACAAAGTCTATCGTATTACCGTAAATCTGTGTCGGTCTACGCACTTTCATACTCCTTCACCATATCCACCGCTTGTTGAAGAAGACTCATGCCTTCTGGGGTGGGGGAGTCCACGCATAAATCCTCAGCCACAGCAATAACCTTTTTCAAGAGTACACGAAGTTTCTCAAAGTCCTCCCACTCCACATAGGTGCCATCGGCGTCAAGTTCCATGTCACAGCCGGGGCAGTCGTCGTCACTGAGCCACAACGCACTGGACTCAAGAGAGTACCGTTTTATGCTCATGTAGCCAACCCCTTTTTGAAGTGCTTTCTCACTGCGGCCTTGTATTCCGACGGCAACGGCATAACCGTTATAAGCACCTGCGCCAGACTGTAAATGTACACCATTTCCCCGTAAATCTTGATGTCTTTGGGCTTGGAGTGGTGCGCGGAAAACAGCGCATCGAAATACTTTTCAAGCCTCCCCGTTGCGTGTCTCCTTCCCATGCCCTTACTGTAGGCGATTGTTGCAGTCCTGTCAAGGGCTTTCTTTGGGAGTCCAACCCTCTCTTTTAAGCGTCTCGCTGCATGGTATGTGGTATGCATGGCCTCCCCCTACATCCTGGCGAAGACTGCAACGTCTCCGTTATAAGTGCGTTCGGACCAATAGCTGTCAATAAACAGGTCACGGGCGTATGCGTCATAGTCGAAATACGCTTGCAGATGTTCGGGGATGGAATCCAATTCCCCCATTTCGTCAAGCAGTTGCTCCGCAAATGCTGTTTCAGAATCAAAAGTGCCCTGGAAAGCATCCTGAAAATCATCCAGGGTTGCATCCCCACCGTTGTCGTTTGCGTAAATGGCGTAAGCCTCCCCACCCTCTTCCAGAAGCCCATCCAGCTCGACAATCCTGTCCAGCGGGGTGTACTCCTCGACCAGCCCGTAAAATCCCTCTGAGTCATGAATGGCCCACTCCTCCGCAGACGGGAACGGGGAGGGCAAAGCACCGCCACAATCCGGGCACCGCTCCCATTTGGCGTCCACATAAACGTCGCAGTCCTTGCAACGTCTACGCATGACATTGGGGTACTTGCTCATGGCAAGCAAGGCGTTAATCTGCGACTGAAGGCTTTCCGCACTCTCCCCGTCAACGTCGATCCATGTGCCCCGCGCTTCCCCGTTGTTGTAGTCGGCCAGGATGGACACATAGATTTTTCTGTCGCTCATTTCGTTACCCTCCCGCTTGATTTGTTGAAGTCAGTATGTGCTATTTTCCAGGTTTTGTCAAGCACTTTTCCCATTGACTTCACTATTTTCAGGAAGGCGACCAACCGTGCAGACAAAAGACCCTGAGAAGCGGGTTAACCCGCTGCAAAGTGCTGCGAATGTCGTTCGTTTTACTGTACCCGGAACCCCCCAGACGGAAATGAAAAGCCGGATATTGGCTATGCTTACTGTAAATCTGATCGGGCAGCATTTCCTTAGACTTTTTGCCAAGGTCCGAATCCGACGGCCAGAGGATATTCAACCCCTCACCCTCGTCCAGGTACACGGCAAAGCGCGTGTTAGAAAGTTGAAGGATGTAAGCCCGCTTTGCGTCCTGAATTTGTTCCGCTTGTGCCTTCATGTGTGTTCCCTCCCGATTTGTTGAAGTCAGTATGTTCTTTTTCTGGGAAAATGTCAA